CTTCCGTTCTTCCCGCACATTAGCTTGTTGCTTTAGGTTGACAAACGCTTGTGCCTTGGCTTCAGCTAGCAACGTAGGAAAGAACTTGTCAGGTAGGTCAGGGATAAACGTATTAGTATGGCTCCACGATGGAGCCACAGTGCCATATACCTTGCACTTGCTTTGCTGCAAGGTGTTGTCTACAAGACTATTCCTACTGTCGAAGACAACATAGTCGTCATCATACGTAGTCCAGTAAGAGGGGTCTTCATTAAGGCCATAGCCATTACTGTCAATAATGCCAGCTTGTGCTACACGTTTGTCAATAACGTGGGTAAACTCCTCGGGTGACAGGTAGGCAACATCCTTCTTGTTATACTTAATCCAAAACACCTTGTTCATGTTGGAAGGCATACGCATACGGGTAGGGTTACTAACATCACCCAGGCCATCTAAGGCTGACAACGTGCGTAGGTGGGGCCAATCGCGCTGGCCCATAAGGTCGAAATAGGCTTCTTTCACCAAGTCTGCAACTTGGATAGCCTCTAGTGTTTCATCAATGGCAGATACTTCGTCTGCATCCATAGCAGACAAAATACTTTGCGTCATATCCAGTAGGGTAAGTTTCATCGCCAAACTGTTACAGAATAGGTTTCGGAAGTGGGCGTAATGGAACTACCACCAATATGAATGTAGGTAATACCCACAGTGTTGTTACTAATAATGCGGGCACCCACAATGCCCAAGCTTGTTTGGTGCGTCGGCTTTACAACGTGCATCAATTTATCAGTGGTAAGAATACCTGTGAATGTAAAACTTTGTTCAACAGTGGTATTGGCACTAATAGATGCTGGTGTCAATACTGCTGTAAATTCAATGACACCTTTAGGACTAGTCCAAGCACCAGAGCCAGTGCCATTGGCAACGTACACTTGCCCCGAAGCAGCCGTAGAAATACCCTTTGGCTCATGCCTTTGTCCGTCAGGAATTGCACTATGTTGAATATCTGGCACTTACTATCTCCTTAAAAGGGGGAGAGGTTTCCCCCTCCCCAACCACATTACACGATGCGGTAGCCAATCACAACTTCAGCCTTGCCAGCCGAAGTAACCGTTGGGGTCGTGCCACCAAGGGCAATAGCTAGCGTACCAGTAGCAGTCGTGGGCGTGGCAGTTACAGACAGGGTGTAAGTGCCTAGAGCTTCCGCGTTGGCCTCAGAAAGAGAGCCATAACGGGTAGCCGAACCTGCATCACCAAACGTGATGGTGGGCGTAGTGCCACCAAGGGCAAACACTTCGTTAACCTGCACATGGGCATACAGAGGCACTGAACCAGCAGGAATCGACACGCTTTCCTGAAACTGGTACGCACCACCACTGAACTTTTCACCGTCAATGACGAAGCGCAGTTCACGTTCACCACCGGGGTGGTCAACCATACCTACGCTATCAAAGTCGGACACATTAGGGCCAAAGCCCACCTTAAGACCATCAGCATTGGTCCAAACACTCTTACGGGTCATATTGCCTCCTGATTAAACGGTTGAGCGGCTGATAACCGTCACAAGGCACTCAGGACGATAGAGCTTCAGACCAAAGCGAGCGTTCATGACATATTCGTCACGGCGCAGGTCCTTGTTCCGCTCATATTCGACACGAGGCATTTGACGATAGGCACCCACGAACGGGGTAAGGTCGCCACCAACAGTCATGAAGATGTTGCTGACGGGGGCCGTAGGGACGTTAACGCTGCCACGGCTATCCGCGTTAATGGCCGTATCCGTGGGAGTATCGAGGAAGTTCGACACATACACATCAAAGCCATAGATGTTGCGGATAAAGCGCATACCAGTAACGCTGTTCACGAAACCCGAGTTAACGATACCCTCAAACTTGGGGTTCTCGTTAGCAGCAAGAATTTGGCTGATGGTGTTCAGCACATACTCTTGCGAGGGGTCGATGATGGCAACGCGGGCACCATGAGCCTGCGCCTTGTCCAGCGAATACTTTGCCATAGCAAAATCTTGCAGGGAAAGCACAGTGTTGGTGCTGCCACTAGCAACAAAGCGGTGAGCGGCACCGTTGATGCTGTTGGCGTTGTTCAGCGTTTGGGTGTTAGCCAGCGACATGACAGAGCTTTCCAGGTTCTCGTCAAGAGCCCGACGCATCTTAGTGGGGAACATACCAATTAGTTGGCCGCTGTAATAGGCATCCTGCTTGGCACGGTCGGTAATGAAAGTAGCCGCCTCGACATAGCGGTCAATGGTGAACGTGAATTCACCCGTATCCATCGTGTCATATACGACAGGGGTGTCTTCGCTCGTCTCACGCATTGGCAGTTCGCCAATAGAGGGGATGGTAAACTGGTTACCATCGGGGAAACCACTCAGCATGCGAACATACTTAGTGCCCATTAGTTGCTCTTGCAGAACATCCTTGAGTTCTTGACTCCAGAGTTCTGAGCGAACAAGGTGTTCATTCACCTTGGCGTAGTTAAAACCAGACATATTAAGTCTCCTTAGTTACCAAAATAAAGGGAAGGGTTTTGAGCAACAGTGGAGGCCAGCTTGGATTGAAACTCCGTAGACCAATAGAGAGTGGGGTTTTCTTTGCGAGTTTTGGACACCCACTCCTTTGACCATTCCACATTAACCCGATTGCTGCTAGGCGACACGGACGTAGTGGATACAGAGGGCGTAGCTACAGAGCCTTGTGACGTAGCAGCAACACCTCCAAACATACCTACAAACTGTTGCGGATCAATAGCCGCCATTTCCATAAAGACACGCTGTAGTTCAGGAGTGCTTGCTTTACTCTTGAACATTTCCGCAGCCTTTTCACCAAACTTCTCCTTCATCAGCTTGTCGGCTGTCAGGAGGTTAGTCTCGCGGGTCTTGGCAGTTTCTCGACCAGTGAGAGTTTGCTCTACCAGTTCAGCAATGCGCTCGGCTGAAACACCTTGCGCGGGAGGCTCGGTCTTTACCTCTTGCTTGGTTTGCATCCTCTCTAGAACGTCGTCAAGGGTTTTGGCAGCCACTTGAGCCTCACGCAGCTTTCGATTTTCCTCTTCTAGCCGCTTAATGTGCCCATCGGCATTGGCATAGCCTTTAGCCAACTCTTCAACATTCTTATACTTTTGCTTCTCACCCACTAGGGCAGTCAGCAGTCCCGTATCCTCTGTCTTGGCCGGGGTGGCTTCGCCGCCTTGGTTAGGTTGGGCTTGGCCGGAGAAAATAGTGTCAGTGGTCACTGATATTCCTTTTAAATAGGTTTAGCACTAGCAGGTAGTAGGTCTTTAACCATTTCCAGTGCGTTAAAATAGCCAGCTTGATAGGCCAGCTTTGCGTAGTGATTAGGACAATCAAAGTCATCCTTGTTCACCTTATTATTAGTAGCCATCTGCTCTTCTAGAAGTTTGTAGAGGGCTTCTAACACATAGCCTGAGTTGTCCCAGGCTTTCTTAAATTCTTCAGGGCTGCTGTCCGCTGGGCGGCATCGCAGGAGGTTGCTGTTCATTAACCGTATTCTCCACAATGAGGTCTTCTTGCACTTGCTGAATAAGTCGTTGAGTTTCAGCTTGCTCCATAACCAGGGCGTTGTCACGCACGATGCCATACTTGTGCCAACCAAGATTTTCCTCTAGAGCCTTGGCAATGGCCTTGCCACTGATGTGTGCAGCCACCGTAGGAGCCGCTTGAATAGCAGCAATGGTTTGGGCCAACTCTTGCACAAACTTGGCTTGCTCTGCAAAGTGACGGGCACCCATTGGGTAAAGTTTGCCAGTAGCCATTAGGTCGTCTTTGGTAATGGTTTCAAACATTTCCGTATCAAACTCTTCGTCTACAACACGAATCTTTTCTACACCTTCAAAGTTGCGCACAGCTTCAGCAAGCATACCATTGAGAAGAGGCTCAAGGATGTTACGCTCTAGCCAACTAACCTTACTTTGGAAAATACGACCGGCAGCATTCTCAAGTTGCTGCACTTCGTACTTGGTCTTTTCACCTGGGGTACGAATGCCCATAGCTTGCTTAGGGGCCCCTGCCAACTCTTCCATGCGGTTCATTAGGTCAGCAATTTGCATATCCGCATTCAGTGCTGTAGCATCAGGGCGTAGAAACTCTACGTCACCCTCATCGCCGCAGAACATTACCACACCGGGCTCATACTCAAACTCTTCAACCGTGGTGCCCTTTACCTTAATTGCAGGGTGGGCAATGAGGTCGAATACGTCAGCCTTCAGGTTTTCTAGATGGTCAATGCGATATTGCATACCTACCAGTTGATCTAGAGGGCCCTGCGCCCATAGGTTGTCAGGACGTAGACGCCATCCACAATGGTGCATTGGCTTGCCTCCAATCCAGTTCTCATTGGTCTTGCGGGCCAGTACCCACTTTCTGTCAATGACCGTGATGCGCTGGTTGCGTAGCAGCTTCTTGTTTTCCTTGTCGTAAATGTCACCCCAAAATTCCAGCAACTCCACCATGTCACTATCCATATACTCAGACAGTGAACCAAAACCATCAATGGTTAGGTTGATTTCCTTCTTAAACTCCGCATTCTCACGGTAGTCGCTACGAAACTGTAGGGCTTTGTCAATGATGCTGGTGTCATACCCCAGCGCAGGTTTTGTCTCTGCATCCACCAGAAAATCCCCAACGGACTGAAGCACACGCCGAATTGCGGGACTCTTTTCAAAGGATTCAGCAGCAGGATTAAACACAATGTCATTGGGATGAATCCGATAGGCCCGAGGCCCCTTGTAACGCTCTACAGGGTTTTCAGCAATATTTACAATGTCTCGTACATAGTCATACGTTGCAAAAACATTACCATAGTCAATGTAGTCATAGACTAGCTGACTAATAAGGAGTTGGAAGTTAGAAGCCTTCAGCTTCTGCTTCATGTAATTGACAATGGCACGGCGCTTTTTAGCCAGTGCCTCATTCTTGTCAGTTGATTCCCAAAAGAACCATTCGTCATTCGGGAATAGCGCAGCCATGTAATTGGCGTGCAGATTGTCCCGAATTTGGGTTAGCTTAGGAGTCACCGTGGAGTTTTTCCAAGGCAACTTATTATTAGTAGTTGTGCGGGTAGAAGTTGCAAAAAGATATTGGCGCAACTCTTGCTTGTCTTCCCGCCATACGGAACGTGCATCGTCCCATCGTTGCCACATATCTACAATGCGGCAAGCTAGGGTGTCATCGTTGTAAAAGGTAGAAATTACACTCATCGCATTGCCACTCCACCCCATTTACTGTTGAAATTCACTACGTTTCCTTTGCGGGACCAGTTGGTGCTGGAAATGCCGGGTTTGGCAATTTCTACACACGAAGCCAGGGCATCCTTTACGTCGTCATGCTCTGGATTGTTCATTAGCAATTCTTCTTCAAGAATTTGGCAGTTGCCCCCTTGGTAGTGGAACATTTGCCCATTCTGGTAGCGAGGCTCTAGCACACTTGCAATGCGCTCTGCCTTGTTCATTGTCTTTGGTGGGAAATACTCATCAATGGAAAACACCACCGATTGACTACGCATAAAGTCTTTAAATTGCTGGACAATGAGGCGCTGTGCTGCTACAGCTTCAGCCCGTAGTTTCTTAAACCGCCACTTGCGGTACATCTTTTCCGCATGTTCATACATGACGCTAATTTTGTTTGTCTTGAATCGGTCAATGTCCAAGACATAATAGTTGTAATCTTCGTCTACCCCAACCACGACAATAGCAGTGTAGTCGCTGCTATTACTAATAGAATAAGCAAAATCCATAGCGGCATAAACAGATAGGTCTTTATTTCCGACATACCATACCCCGCTTACATTTTCTACCTTACTCTTTTCGTAATAGTTGAACCTACTCTTGTCAATGATGGACAGTTCTACAGCGTTAGGATTGTTGTAATATTGCGAGTAGAACTGAGTTACATCTAGGTATTTGGCTTTCTTACGGGCTAACTCTTTTTCGTCAAAGCCAAATGTCTTGCCATCGCTTCGGCGTTGCTTAGGCCATAGAAACTCGCCATTAGTCTCAACCACTCGTTCAAACACTTCGTACACGGGCAACTCAACATCTTCTTCACTTTCTTTGTCGTAATAGATTTCCACCATTTCCATCATATCTTTGTACAGGTCACCCGGGTGGTAGCGCGTACCCACGCACCACTCCTTGGCGCCAGTAGATTCAATGGAAGATAGTTGAGAGTAGAATGCCCTTACTTGTTCTCGTCCAGTTTCTGTATAAGCATTGTCAGGCACCACAACGTCATCCAGCACAGCAACAGTGCAATGCAGACCAGTGACGTTAGCAGTAATGCCGGCAGCTTTAACAGTGTCGTCACGAATGCCCTCTGCTTTACGCTTAGGGTGGTCTA